ACATTCTTGAACTTGCTAGGTACCACGTTTGTTAGCAACAACGGCAGTGGGGGGATTTTGTTTGGCTGTTTGCACTGTTAGCTCGCCAAGCTAACGCGTGACCGCTGAGCGGCAGGTCGTTTAACGTCTGACCAAGACGAGGCCGAGGACATTACTGGGGAAAGCCTTCAACGCGGAGAATGTGTTCGATGTGTCTGTGGGTGCCAATAGCCGGTCCGCCTTTCCATGAGATCAACCAAGCAGCAAAATCGTCCTCATCTTTGCGGGTCAAACCATAGATGTCGTAAAACATTTTCCAGGTTTCATCGGTAGCGACTAAATGCCTGTCCTCCGCGGCAAATGCCCACTCCGGCGTCCTAATGTCAGCCGGTTTTGTACCACCGATCGTGTCCATGATGTGCCAGAGATAGACGCGGACGAACGGAACGTGTGAATTGTTGAGATGTGAGCAGTACGCCTTGGCATACAGGTCCACAGCGGATCCAGTCACATTCCATCCAAAGCGCGTGAAAAACCTGCCCGGCTTGTCGGAATAAGAGTAACCGAAGTTGTGAGGCCAGCGGAACCGACTACAAAACTCCAACTGCTGAGGGCTATCAACGTATTTCTCTTTGCAGGTCCAGTTGATCAGGGCCAACGTTTTGGCAAAAGGTACTTGTCTAAGGGCATGCGGACCGGAAATCACAATGTCGTCACCTAGGACCAGAAAACGATAGGCAGCTTTGACCTGAGCCAGAGTGAGCTTGAGAGTAACCATGATGGCAAAAACGTGGGCTGCTACGTTTATGATACTGTTGTGCACGGACGTGTTGTCATCACCGCTGCGACGCTGTCCTCGCAGTTTGAACCGATGGCCGCCATTCTGTGCATAACCCGTGGTTCTCAATTGGGAGCGCAAAGCCCTCCTCGCCACACTACCAACCGAATGCCATTTCTCGGTTTTCTCGACAAGGACTTCCAAAGTTGTGGCATCGAGGCCACGATCAAACCGGGAAACGTCACCGACATAATAGGTCTCGCCCTCGTTAGCGCCGGCGCCGGCGGCGGCTCGTGGGGTTATTCCGGAGGCATATGTTATCCAATAGCCTGGGTTCCAGCGCTGAGCCAACAATTTAGACAACGCGTAGAAGGACGGTCCCAGTGCCGTGTGGTACGCATCAGAACAGTTGATGATGCCTCTCCAATCCGGTGTTTCAGTCTCCGACGGGCCGCACTTAAAATAGGGCTCTGTTTTGACAAACATCTTGACCACATCGTCGGATTTCAGGCTAGCATTGACAGCAGTACGCTCAGCGGCTTGATCATGGAGGATAGCAGCACTCCTCTTTATGCGTTCTATGGAGTTCCATTCGTCATAAACACGCGAGTGAGCGTCGGCAGTGCTCCCGTACTTCGTGACGGCGTATGCGCACATCGGGCAACCGTAGGCTTTGTACACAACAGAGACCTCATCGTCATAGAAATAGTCGAGAAAAGCAGCGAACCCGCCAAGCAATCGACCGTCGGATAATTTCTGGCCCCCAAGACGCCTCAGAATACTGGCCATGGAATTCTCCGGGCTATTTGCAGGCACCATCGGCGGATTGTAGGGAAAGACAAGCCCAATAGCCTCGATAAACTGCGGATTTTTTGCAGGCCCTCTAGTCCCGACTCGAAACCACCCAGCAGCCTCAGCGGCAGACACCTCGGCGTCCGGGACGACTAGTTCCAGTTTGGGCAACAGAATAGCGCCATGAACGATAGGCATGTCGTCATTCGAGCCTACCCAAGCGGCGGTGAAACGGGCGATAAATCTTCGTATCGTCTCATCTGGGGACCGGTAAATCTCCCAACGATATACAGGAACAATCAGTCCAAGGAATGCGGCGCAGATGCTGATGACGAGGAAAAAATACGATGGGATGTTGAAGGCGCGGAGTATCCACCCAAAATGTTCGTGGCCACGTGGACGCAATCGTGCCCCTAAGACCTGCCGGACTTCGTCTTCGGTGCCAAACAAACACAATCCTTCTGCGACGCTGGCCACGCCCGGCGTGTAGTTGAATGGAACCGTGTAGTACCCGATCATCGCGTGGAGTGTTTGGTTGGCGACGTGATTGACGTAGTGCGTAGCGCGACGTAGATCTTCGACGACGTCAATCCCATAATTGAGTATTGTTTCGCCAGCATCAAGGAAGAAGTTGCCGCTCGATACCCAGGACACGCAATGAAAGCGGTCATACAGCTCATAGGCACCGAACAACAGATGGGCGGCGTAGCACAGAATGACGCACTGAAGGATGCGAGGGCCCAAGTACCAAAACCAATTTCGCACACAACGGCGACGCGCGGCTCTGCACCTCGGAGCGAACCCAGACAAAGCTTCGGTGGCGTCGAGTTGAGCATCCGTGACATCGTCGATCTTGGTTTTCATGTTTTCCAAGCGTCTCCACGTGGCTGCCTGAGCTCCCAAAATGATCTCGGGGACAGACGACGGGTCTTTGGTGTCACACTCGGTCAGTTGGGCGCGAACGCTTGAGGCTATTGCTTTGCTTGGCTCGGAGGAGACGATGGCGTGGCTGAGAGCCCCAGCCACAATGTATTCAAATCCCTCGCTGGTGTGTGCGTCAGTAATGCGGCCGTGGGTGGACAAGGTGCTGCGGAGGGGTTTACGTTCGACGCATGCACGATGCGCGTGGCCTGCGCCTGTATCTGCCGCATCAAATAGATCTGCTGGCTCGGTAAACGATGCAGGCTGTTCAGTACGGTCAGCATTTGCGTCAGGTTTATCCCCAGAAGAGCGCTCTCCATGCTCATCATCTCCGTTCGTGCCCACCACGACGGCGGAGAGTAATATCGGCTGAGTCGGTTTTGGCAAGGCCACGGGTCGTGGGTTGGGCGGAGTCGAGGCAGGCCTCCGCGGGTCGGTTGTCTCCGTGTTGGACGAGGACGCATCAAACTTTGGCTTCCGCGTGGCCTGATAGCGTACCTGACGGGCTTCCTCGCGAGCGGTGACGTTAGCCTCAGCCTCTTCGGACTGGTCAACCGCACTGACCAGATTTTTGTTTTCGTGTTCAACAATCAGCGCGTCACCCGCGGCAGAGCGTGCCTTGCGGCGCTGATGTGATTGATGTTCTCCTTTGATCTCGTCTGACATGGACAAAGCTGACCAATAACCCCAATCAACCGACAGCGGATAGAGGGACGGAGAGAGAAGCGGTGGGGAGTCCGTAGACTCCTGTGCAGCAGCCAAAGGCCCTTGCACTTCGATTTGTGTAGCAGCTATAAGCCCTTGCACTTCATTTTGTGTAGCCAGTCCAGAGGACCCTTTCACTTCATTTGAGGAATTTGGTAAGGGGACTGATTTGTCAGTATCCACAACCCCAGCTGTTTCTGCAGCTTCCCTTGTCGATGTGCTCGCTGAGCTTAGCAATGTACTGGTCATAGGGTGAATTCAGCATTCCTGCTGCGATTTATAGATTCGCCATCTCCTGGTTTTGGTAGGTCCAGGAACCACCCAAGGGCGAGTGCAGCATGACGCTATACACTCTTTTGAGGCAACCCTTGGAAGAAGCGGGGCTCGCCACGTCCCCGCGTGAA